TTATTGTCTAAACTATAAACAAACAATGGAGCAAAACTGTGTATTCTGGATATAGTCATTACAACAGACAGACAGCAGCTAATAGGGGTACAGAAATAAATGACCCTAACAATACATGGTTTCAGCAAGAGCCACATTGGATATTAATTGAAGATTTACTTGGCGGTACATATCAAATGAGGTCAAAGCATAGAAAATATCTTATGCAAGAACCAAGGGAACTAGATGAGAGTTATGACAATAGATTAGCTCGTTCTGTTTGTCCGCCTTACTTTTTAAGATTAGAAAGAATGTTGGCTGGTATGTTAACTCGTAAACCAGTAAGGCTGAGTGATACAGGCAATAATTTAAGGGAACAACTTTTTGATGTTGACCTACAAGGTAATGATCTTAATGTTTGGACATATGAAACAGCAAGAAAAATGATACGTTATGGTCATGTTGGTGTTTTGGTAGATGCACCAGCAAGTGGAAATAATGGCAGACCATATTGGGTTACATATACACCTAGAGATATTTTAGGTTGGCGGACAGAAATGGTAGATGGTGAAATGCAATTTACACAACTAAGACTACAAGAAAAGGTATCTGAACCAGATGGTCTATATGGCGAAAAAATTGTAGAGCAAGTTCGTTTGTTAACACCCGGTGCTTTTGAGATTCATAGAAAAGCAAAGACAGGTAAGTTTGTAAAAGTAGATGAAGGCACAATGCCAGTAAATAAAATACCTTTTTCTGTAGCTTATTCGAACAGAGTTAACCTTCTTGATTCAAGACCACCAATGGCCGACATAGCTGAACTAAATTTAAAAGCTTACCAAATCCAATCTGACTTAGATAACCAATTACATATATCGGCAGTACCTATGCTGGCCTTCTATGGGTTCCCACAAAATGCAGAAGAAGTAACTGCTGGCCCCGGTGAAGCTATTGCCTTCCCATCAGATGGTCGGGCTGAATATATTGAACCAGATGGTAAGAGCTATGATGCGCAGTTTCGTAGGCTTGATAGGTTAGAAACTCAAATTAATGAGTTAGGTCTTGCAGCAGTACTTGGTCAAAAGTTATCTGCAGAAACAGCAGAAGCAAAACGAATAGATAGATCGCAAGG